AGTTGAAACGTCAGGCTGCAATTGCTATAAATATGAAGAAACGTGGTAAAAAACCGAAAGGAAAATAATTATGTCAAACGGAAAAAAACCAGTCAGAGACTCTAAAGGCAAGATAGTTAAGAATCTTTATCAAAAAGCTGATAATAAACCAGGTAAACTTAAAGAGTTTGGTAAAACTGCCACAGCACTTAAATTAGCTAGAGAGAGAAAACCAACTGGTAGATTAAATATGGATGATTTAAGAAGAGCGATCAATTCTGTAAACGGTGTCAGTGTTACAAAAACTGTAACTCCTGCAGCTTTAAAAAGTGTTGGAAAAAAAATAAACGCAGCTATTCCTCTTATGAGTGCTAAGAAAAAAGATTAAAATGCCAAGTCATTACGATAAAAAAGACAAAGACAAGAAGAAGAAAAAGAAAAAGAAAAAGAAAAAAGATAAGAAGAAAAAATAGTGAAACCACCAAAAAGACCTGATGTAATAGAAATAGGTCCTTTTAAAGTTCATTTAAAGCTTGTCAGCCACGATTTAGCCTACGAGGTAGGTGAACAGCAAGGCTCTTTTCACTCTAAACCACCACTTACAATAGTACTTGATGAAAACATCATGCTATTGGAAAATGAAAATACCTTTAATTTATTGGTTCATGAGCTATTTCACTGCTGTTATTATCAATACAATTTAGAAAAGGCTAACGAAGAAGAGAATGTAGTAAACGCCTACGCTAACTTTGTCACAGAGCTATTTACTAGGAGTAATGTTAAAGATTATCTTGTATACTTAACACGAGATAAATTAAATTGATCATAAAATATTTTTTAGTAGGAGTCTTTTGCGTAGCACAACCATACGATGATTGTATTCGTGTAGCAGGTGAAAGATATTTCGATACAAAAGAATCTTGTGAATTAGCAGCTGAGAGTTTTGGTAACATAATGATGGCACAGAATCCTACAAATACAGTCGCTGTGCAATGTGTTGATGCTTATCCTATTATGTTGAATCAGGATGTGTAGATATAAGTTTATCTAAATACCACCTGGCTTTCTTTAAATCTTCTAATCCGTTCTTGAATTTTTGCCTTACAACATACTTAATCACATTACCGCTAAAATAATCTAGCTTAAATTCTGCAATAAAATCTGACACTTGGATCTTGGCTCCGACATAATATGGAGGGTTTATTTTATCTAAAACCTTGGACTCTTTATTTTTCTCCACCATTCTTTGTCCTTGTTCTTTTCATTTAGTTCGCTATTCATTTTCCGTAAAAAATCATTTATTTCTATTTGATCTTTGACCTGGTCCGTGAGCCGTGCAACTTTCTCCCTTAACAATTTTACTTCGTCCCTTATCGTTTTTATTTCGTCTTCCATTATTTTAACCTCTCTCTATGTATCCTGGCCTGGCGATCACCGATTACCCACACCATATAACCAATAAATAATAATATTAAAGTATTCAATACTAACAATCCCAAAATCATATGTACCTCATTTCTATATTAGCTTCTGTTTCAATTACAACACGAGCACCACAAGATAAAATAGCCTTATCATTACCACCATATCTAACTTTAGACGGTCCGTTTATAATTACTTCATGACAATATGTATTTTTTTTACCTTCCTTAACTGTAATCACAGGTTCATTTTTATTATTCTTTTTATTACTACGAATGATGTGTTGATTAACGTGTATATATTTTTTCACCTACGCCTCCTATTTTTATATCTACTAGATCTACGTCTTCTTTTTTTAGATCCTATCTTTCGTCTACCTTTATGAAACCCTGCTCTTCCTGTGTGAGCCATTACTTATCGATACCCTTACCGACATCTTGTCCGGGAACCTTGGATCTTAAATGTATATTAAATGCCATAGATCTACGCTCACCTTCACTACGAAACGGATAGACCTGGTGCGATAACCAACTAGGAAATATATACAGATCACCTATCTGTGGTTTAGCCATGTGTGAATGCTTACTAAAAGTATTCGGCACACTACCTAAAAATTCTAAACAACCAACACTAGGATAATGATCCTCTCTCCTGAACTCTTCTTCATAGCCTGGTGGTATCTTTAAAAAGAATACACCTGATAGCTGCGAGTCATGTATATGTACAGGATTAAAGTCACCTGCGTACTGACTTACAACCCATGAAGTATAAGTCATGTTAGTATTTTCTGGATTAAATTGATTACCAACAGTTTTTAGTATATACTCCGTCACTAATTTATTTATCACTAACTCTAGTGATTTAATTTCGCCCAAGGATAACGCTACTTCTTTTTTCACGTTACCAGCCAGGTTAGCGCTATAATCTAATTGTTCTGATCTTTTATCATCGTTTAATATATCGTCAGCCTTTTTATTTACTTCGTCCACTATATTCTGTGGCACAGAACTCTTCATGATCCGTGGTCCGAAAGGCGTGAACATATCATAACTAATTTGTTTCTCTTGCATTTATACTCCTTGAAGGTGAGGGCAAAGAATAAAAAATAAAAAAACTCTGCCCTCGGTCATGTTCAGAAAGGTGCTAGTCTCTCCTAGCCGTCACACCACTTCCTATCTTTATCAGGTAAGGATCAAGTATTACAGTCAATGAACTGCGAAGATTAATAGAGGAGTAATACTTGCGTTTCATTCTAGGTGTCAGATGAACCCCCTTCGCTGTGGGGATTAGGTCTAAGGACTATCTCTTTTACAACAACGTCCTTAATCTCGAACTCGGCAAACGGAGGGATCGGCTTGTAGTTTGGAGACCCAGGAGGAAATACTAGTAAGTTGTCCCAATCTCTCTCGTCTACCCTTTTTTGCACTCTCTCTACGGCCTCCTGTAAAGTATCATGCAAAACTTTGTAATGTATTGTCTCTGTCCTCTGGACAGCTACATCATGATATTTTGGAAAATTGTTATCTGTTATGAAATCAGTGTCATTTTTTTTGGCTTTTAAGAAGGTTATAGCCTGTTGTAGACTTTCGTCTGCATGATCCTTCTCTGCATATTTAATTAAAATTGATATCGCTTCTTCATCTGTCATTCTATGTTCTCCTATATAAATACATCCACACCATATACATGAGCTACCATCGTGCTCTGGGCAATAGCAAAGTGGACATAGATCATTCAATGTTTCTCTTCTTACACTCTTGCATGGTCAAAAACTCTATGACTTTACCTACAGATCTAAAATCTTTGGCCCCTAATTTTTTTAACAGTTGCCATATGTCTATTTTGACTGCAACTGATTTATATTTTAAAGCATTCATTTATCTTTCTCCTAAAGTAATAATATCAATACAGCTATGGCTATCAAAACGTGTTTCCAAAAGATAGCAAACACTAATAAACCTAAAACTATATTTAACAATTTATGCCCATAATTTATACAATTATATGGGATTTGTCAATGAATTGTATCATTTTTAGGATCCTCTTCCTCGTATTCAATTGTAAACTCAATGTGAAATGTAGCTCCACAACTAGGACATGAGTATACCTTTTTACCACCTTCTTTTTCCTGCTCATCTACTGGTATTACAATATCTTTGCAATTGTAACACTCAGCAGTTACGAGCTTTTTAGTGTCCCCCATGACTCTCCTATCTTTGGATCTACTTTACTTGGCACCTCTAGTTCTATACAGTTCTCCATAATCTCTTTTATCTGTTTAACCTGCTCCATATCTTCACATGAACAATTAAGCTCATCATGTACTTGTATATGTGGTGTGATACCAGCTTTGTATACCTCGACCATAGCTTTCTTAGTTTGATCAGCTGCACTACCTTGTATTAACTTGTTTAATGCTTTGTATGTAAACGCTCTCTTAAGATTACTACCATACTTTCGTACAGCTTCATCACGTGGTAATGGTTTATGTACACCCCATTTGGTTGGTTCATACAAATCAAAATGACATATACGACCTAGTATAGTTCTAACCTGACCGTTATCATTAGCTGACTTACTAGCCAGGCTCATCAATTGTTTTACAAATGGCACACGAGCATGATATTTTTCAAATAATTCTTTCGTATCATCTTCGCCTAATCCTAACTCACTACCTAATTTTTTCTGACCCATACCATAAAACAATCCTAAGTTCATAGTTTTAGCTGTCTTACGATCTATACCTGCCATCTCAGCAGCTATCTGATGAAAGTCTGTGTCTGTTTTATCCTGATAAGAGTGTACAAACTCATCTGCACCTGACAATCCACCGTGTGTTAAAGCTGCAAAATGTACAACTAATCTAGGCTCTTGTTGTGAGTAATCAAAACTACCCCACATGTGATTACCTTCTGGTATAAACAATGACCTAATCATTGGTCCGATGTTCTCGTTCCGTGCTGGTATTTGCTGTAAATTAGGATTCGACATACTTAGTCTACCTGTAATCGTACCACCTTGATCTGATTTCAATTGATTGATCTCGCCATGTATACGACCATTCTGTTCATGTTTTAATAATGAGTCTATAAAAGTAGATCTAGCCTTAAACAATTCCCTTGATTCTACTATCTTTTTTGACAAAGGATCTTGTAATGTCGCTAAGAAATTTTTATCGAAGCTAGGTAAACCTGTGGGCGTTTTGTTATAAGATATCTTTTT